GATAACATTTTAATAATTGAATCTGCAGTTCTTGCAGGCCCTGTAACTTTTGAAGCAACTGTAACCGTAACAGGAACGTTGGTAATAGTATAATGAGTAAATTAGAAGTAGATCAAATAGACCCGCAATCAGGAACAACGTTAACTCTTGGTACTTCAGGAGATACTATTGTTATACCTAGTGGAGTAAATTTAGCCGCAGGAGCAGTTTTAACGGCACCCGTATTAGAAGGAACATCTTCAACTGCCGGTTCAATATTATTTAAAGAAGACACAGATAATGGAACTAACGCAGTTACATTAAAAGGACCAGCGGCAACAAATGATGTAACAGTAACTTTACCTGCTGCAACCGATACATTAGTTGGAAAAGCTACAACAGATACTTTAACAAACAAAACAATAAACGGTTCACAATTAATTAATGCAACTATACCTCTTAATAAATTAGCTGCAGGAACTGATGGTAATATAATTTCTTTTGACAATAGTGGTGCAGTAGTTGCAGTAGCAACTGGAAATGATGGTCAAGTTTTAACAAGTGCAGGTGCAGGACAACCTCCAGCTTTTGCAACAGCAACCGTTCCGGATGATGCAATCACATTAGCCAAGATGGCACCAGGTACAGATGGTAATATTATTTCATACGATGCTTCTGGTAATCCAGTTGCAGTTGCAACAGGAAATTCAGGACAAGTTTTAACAAGTGCAGGAGCAGGAGCTCCTCCAACTTTTGCT